GGGGCGGCTTAAACGCTCTTGCGCGGCATTCCCGCGTCAACGTGTCCGGCTTGCTTGGCTGCAATCTTGCCGTTCTGCACAACGCCGCGCACCTTCTGCTCCAAACGGCGCAGGTTGCGGTCAGCGGTTGCCCAGTAGTAAATCTTGTCGGTGTCGCGCGGATCGAGTTCAGCCGCCGCCTCAAACGCCTCACGCCGCAGCGCCGCGATCATGTCGGCAAGCCCGCCTTCCTCGTGATAGAACGCTTCCCAACGCTGGCCGCGTGCCACCGCATCAGGCGATGCAAACCGGCGCGCTTCGTCAAGCGGCACAATGTCGAAACGGTCGCACAGCCACAGGACAAGCTTCACCGCCAGATTACGCATCCAGCCTGCCCCCGGCGCGATTGTCAGCCATATCAACCTTCAGACGCGCCTCAATGCTCGCCTTCATCACAGCAAGCCGCGCTTCGGTCTCGGCCTTAAACTGCGCCAAGTCCAACTGCCCGCTGATCTTGGCCGCTTCCAATTCCATGCGGCGCTCCATCTCAAACACCCGCATCTCGGCATCAAACTGCGCCTGCTCGCGCTTCAGGGCCATTTCCTGCTCGACCTTGACCATCTCAGGATCTTGCTCCGGGCCTTCCTGCGCCTGCTTTTCCGCCATCTGCTCGGGGTTGAACATGAAGTCGTCACCCTGACCGATGCCAGTGTCCCGCGCTACGCCATCCATCCACTTGAAGGCGTGCTCAGGGCCAGCCAAGCCTTGCTCGATTGCCAGCGTCATCGGCTGATACAGCGCCATCCGTGCTTGAATGCGCTTTTCCTTGCTGCCCGTCCCCAAGCCGACACGCGGGCGAATGTGCATCTTATCCGGCCATTGCGACGGGTCAATCTGCCGCGCCTCCCCGTCAACGCGGATGGTGAAGGGTTCCGACGCATCGCGCATCATGCGGTAAATCTTCATGCACAGACGACCGAACGCCTCGGCCATCTGGCGCGCAACGGCTTCCTCGATCTGCTGGCCCGCAGCCTGCATCATCGCGGTGCCCATTGCGGTCTTGTTGATCGCGTCCGCGTCCAAGCCTTGGTTCATAGCCGTGATGCCAGTGCGCTTTTCGCCTTCGCCGGTTGCCCATTCCAGCACGCTAAGCGATTGGCCTACGTTGAAGCTGTTCTGCAACGCCTGCACAGCCGATGCATCCCGCACGCGAATGGGCGCGCCGGGGATCGGGCTAAGAATGTCGTCCAGCGTTTCGTCGGTGCTGCCGTTCTCACTCACCACAAGGCGCGGCAAGTTGCTAAATGCCATGCCGTCAATCATCTGGCGCGCAATCATGGTGCGCAGGTATTGAATGTCCATGACCTTATCAGCCAAGGAATAGCCCACCATCGCGTGCGGACGCGGGAAGGGGCAGAACACGGCAAACGGCTGATCGTCCACCGTCTCGACCGCCATCTCGCCTTCTTCAAACGCCGGCTCGCCGCGCTGGTCAACCGCCTGCTCGCCGGTTTCCTCGTCAATGACCGGCTCGCCCTGCCAGCGCAGGATTTCATTCTCGACGCGGAACACCTTGACGCGCTCGGCAATCCCGTCCCCGTCAACGTCAATGCGTGCGTATTCCTCGCACAGCTCGACCAGTTCAACGGCGGGGCTGGTCTCTTCATCGTTGAAGTAGTCCAGCTTGTCGCTTTCGTAATACTCCAGGTCGCTGTCGTTATAACGGGGCAGATTGTAAACCTGCGCACGGTCAAAGCCCATCTCGACCAACTCGCCGCGTGTGATCGGGCAAACATGGGCGATGTAACCCGCCGTGTCCTCATGCTTGGCGCGCGGGCTAAAGCGAAACTCACGCAAAGGCACAGCCTGCCCGGTGTAACAGGTCTCGATATAGACGCGCCTCAGCTTGGCCGTAACTGTGCCGTCCTCGTTCTGGGTGACATCCTCCACCTCCATACCCTCTGGAAGCATCCCAAGGGCTTCTAGCGGGCCGGTAAACGTCTCACGGCTCACGCGCTCGCGCTCTTCGGCAACCGCCTTCATGATACCCAGCTTGCGCAATGATCCATCGTTCAACGTGTCATACAGAACGCGGTAGCCATCCTGCTTGCGCATGAAGTAGTAATCGACCGCAGCCGTTGCATCCTCGGCGGCTTGTTCGTCGCCTTCGTCCTCGGCCTCGAACTCCACCACACGGTCGCCGCTAGTGAATGTGCGCAGAACCGATTGCACCATGTAATCCACGGCGGTCTGAACATCGGGCAGCACGATTTGCGAGCGGCCATCCACTTCGGTGCCAAGCGGGCCGCCCTCGTATGCGACAAACGCGAGGCGCTGCAATTCCTCAAGCTGTTCGTAATAGCTATCGGCAGCGTCGTATTCACGCTTGAGGATCGCGGCCAACTGTTCGGGCGTGTCAATCATGCAATCGCCCTCTTGAGATTGGAAAGGTCTAGTTTGCGAACCGCGCGGGGCTCGTTGTAATCAATCGCCGCCAGCCCGAATGCGTCCGCGCTATGGCTTGCCCAATCGTGGTTGGGCCCGACGCCGTAACCGCCTTCGTTCTTCTTTTCGTGATACCAACCCAGCGCCTTCAGCCCCTTGGCGCACTTGGTTTCGTCAAACCAAAAGCGGTTGAATATCGACCGCGCCGCCTCAATGCGCTTCATCGCAGCGCCCTTGCCTTGATTAGGCACCGTGCGGCACTGGAAGCCCGCGTTGCGTATGTGATCCTCAAACCGCACCGCAGTCAGCGCATCCATCTTCGCGCCGTCATGCGGCAACACCTGCTCGGCATCGCCGTAGCCATTGGATCGCAGCCAATTCAAGTGCGCGCTCAAGTCCTGCCCGCTCGCCTCGTAATGGTCGATGAAGCGCACCTGGTCGCCCTTTTGCTGGGCAATCCAAATGGCCGTCGCGTCCCTTACGCCAATGTCCCAATAGGCGCGCTTGGAAAGCAGCTTGTCTTCCGTTAGCGTCCCGATGCGGCCTTGCTCACGTGCCTCTGCTAGTGCGCGAGCGAAATAGGCACTTTCAACCGCCGTGACATATCCGCCTTCCCAGATGTGGTCGTATTGCTCAGGCTGCATCCGAATGCAGTCCAACCGCTCTTGTTCAAGCTCCTCGGGAAACCAAGGATTGTCCGACCAGTTGGCGCGCACGACAATCGAACCGCTCGGCACTTCCGGGCCGCGTAGCATCTGGTCAACCGCATCGCTGTCAAAGCGTGGGTTCCAGCTAAACCACAGTTCCGAACCCGGCTTGCGGATCGTCGGGCGCAACAGGTTTAGACTGCGCTGCGATACCGTCTGCGCTTCTTCGACCCATGCCACATCAAAGCCCTCGTAGGACTTGATGCTTTCGCTTGTGTGATCCTGCAAGCCAGCGAAGGCAATCAAGCCGCCGCCGGGTGTTTTGATCTCAGCCGATTGCACATCAAACAAGCTGCCGAGGTTGTATTCCTCAATCTTGCTTTCGATTAGCCGCTTGGCAGATTCCTTCAGCGACTTTTGAATTTCACGGCAGGCCAGCACGCGCAAGCCCGGTTCACTCATGCACCGGATGATTAGCGCGTCGGCATAAAACTGTGACTTGCCCGAACCGCGCCCGCCCCATGCGCCCTTGTATCGCGAGCGATCAAGCAACGGCTCGAATGCTGGCGATACGGTAATCTCAAGCTTGGCCACGTTCCACCCGAACCACCAGTTCGGTGATATGTTTGCCGCCATCACCGGGGCCAGCGACCGTCAGCGGCAACACCTTGCCAACCAGCGTGAGAAACGCGGTCGGGTTTTCATCCGCCTGCTTCATCAGGTAATCTACGCCGCCCTTCTTATCGAGCGCGCCGAGGATCATATCCTTTAGGGCTTGCGTGTTCTTGTTCGGAATACCCTTAGGGCGACCGGGGCCGGGGGTGCCATCACCGACGCGCGGTTTCTTGTCTGTTTGTTTTACCACGTTGGTGACCTTCCCGGCTCCTTTGCAGGTGGGCCGCTACTGTGTCGTTAAATGCCGCCCCGGATCATGGAGCGAAGTGCATCGCGCCTCACCGCCACAGCTTACCAATGCCTGCGCCGATCATTAACACCGCTATGCCTGCAAGACTGCCAACCAGAAATAGGGCTGTTGCTATGCAGAGGCAGATTGCGGCGAGGCGCATTGACTGGCCTCCGTGTGTTTGCCCGCACCACATTTTGCTCGGACGCTCGCACATTGGCTTTGACCGTGCAGACTGCCCATCAAGCGCAATAGCCTTCAGGATTAACTGCCGTTCTCGTGCGTGCTGATATTCGCCCGCTACGAACTGCCGCCGTTTGTGACTTGATCGGCTGTCGAGGGGCAGGAGCCGTAGCCCCTAACGCGAAAGCGCATCGCAACTGTGTAGAAGCTAGGCGCAATTCGTCATGTTGGTGGTGCGGTAGCATATTTTCCGCCGGTCGTCAACACGCTATCTGACAATCGCTCCCGCAATGTATTTCAGGCTCAACAGCGCCTCACGCATCACCCGCCGCTCTGCCACGGGGACGATTGCCACCAGCCTGCCCTTGCCGTCATACCGTTCCCGCCCGCCGTGCGTCTCGATGCACCAGGAACACAGCGTCTTGTCGTCCCGTGCGACATGGCGCAACAGGTCAAGCGCCCATTGCCCATAGCCGAGAATGTCGCGCTCAATGCGGCTTGTCTCGATCTGCGCAGGCGTGGATCGCAATAGCTGGGCGGGGATTGTCGAGCCTGACACGCTGCCACCACCGCCACCCATTGCCTTGTCGGGGTGCATGGGGGACATGGTGGCGCTATCGTCCTCGGCCTGCTGGGCTTGCTGGCGGTAGTAGCACAACGCGTCGAATTGCGCGGGGGTGATCTTGTCGCGGTCGAACAATTCGCGGATCGGTGCCTTGGCGCGGTAGGCCATGCCCGCGCGCTCCATGATGTTGCGGGCCGAACGCTCACGGGTCGGCTCGATGTGGTCGCTAGGCTTGCGGGCTTTACGCTTGGCTCGGGTCATGCTGCACCTTTCAGAAAGTCAGGCTGCACCGGCTTGGGCTTGGGTGCCTCGATGAACAGGTCGGATTGTTTCTGCGCTTCCTCGATGCGGCGGCAGGCGATGTCGAAATACCGCTGTTCGCGTTCGATCCCGATGAAGCGCCTGCCCATCTGGACGGCTGCAACGCCAGTGGTGCCGCTGCCCATAAAGGGGTCGAGGATGGTTTGAGCGGCGGGGAGAAAGCCCAAGCACCAGCGCATAAGAGCTAACGGCTTTTGCGTCGGGTGAACCTTGCTGCCGTCTGTGCCGGTCGGCGTCATTACGTTGGGGCAAAGCTTAAAGTTGCGGATCGGTTGATCGAGCGTAGTCCATGCCAATTCGGAGTGACCGGTTGTGAAGTCGGGAATGCCTTTGTCCCACACAAGCCAACCGCGCGCCAAAGGCAGGTCGAAGTAGTTCCCGCCCCAAACAATTGCAGGCAGGTCGCCAACAATCGCCGCGACAAAGTTCGGCGCTTTTATGTCCCAGCCTCGCGCCTCGGCAGGATTGAACGCCCAGCTTGACCTACCCTTGCCGCCGCCACCCTGCCACAAGTCGCCAAGCCCATAAGGCGGATCGGTCACCACCGCGTCCACCTTGCCCAGCGTCGGCAGAACGTCGCGGCAATCGCCAAGGTAAAGCGTGGCATTACCGATCACGACAGGCTCAACCATCGACCGCCTCCTCATCTTTCCGCCGCTGGATCAGCATGGCCTCGGCGCGCTTGAACAATCCGAAGCCGTCAAGCTCACCAGCGTCGATTGCCTTGCGGAATGACGGGGGCAGCATGGTTTTGACTAGCTCACGGGCTTCCAATGTGTCGGATAGGGTGAAGGTGTTTGGGTCGGTCATGTGGGTTCCTTTCACGCTGCGTCGAAAAGGTTGCCCTGACGTTGCGCATCTTCGATGCGCTTGCAGGCTATGTCGAAATAGGCAGGCTCAATCTCGCAACCGATAAAGTTGCGATCCATGCCGACGCAGGCGACCCCAGTTGTCCCGCTGCCCAGAAACGGGTCAAAGATTGTCTCGCCAACATTGGAAAAGCGCGCGACCAACCTTTGCATGAAGCGGGTCGGCTTGGGGCAAGAGTGGATGCCGCCTTCGCTTGCCTGAATGTCCGCCTGCCCGCCGCTAAAGTGGATGCGATCGGAACGCATATAGCCGTTGTGATTACCGAAGCCCTTGGCTGGGTCTTCACCGTATATCAGGATCGGTTGCCATTGCGACCAGCCGCAGAAGCCGCGCGCGGTCGTCGTGTCCCATGTCCAAGCGCCCGTCCAAAGCGGCTTGGGGTATTTGTGTAGATTAGTGTTGCCTGGCGTAATGACCGCTCGCCCTAAGCGCTCAATTGCGGGCGCAATAAGTTCGGCAATCAACCTCTCAAGCGACTCTTCGCTGTCATGATAGGATAGGTATTCAAAGCCAATCCCATAGGGCGGGTCGCAGATCATCACATCAGCAGCAAGGCTTTCAACCAGCTCTCGGCTATCCCCGCAATACAGGGTTGCACGCCCAATTTGCTCGACCCTCATTCGTAAGCCCCATTTGCTTGGCGACCTTCCTGCCGCGTGATGGTTTCGCTGGTTTTCCGAACGGCCACGACATCGCCGGCGCTTCCGGTGTGGATGAATACGGTTGTCGAAACTGGCCAAGGCAGCGGATCGCACCAGCCCATGCGCAGTTGCGTGAACAGGCGCTCGCCCCATGATGCAGGTGGCTTTTGCTTGCCGCTGATAAGCCGATAGCCGGGGGCGGGGATCGGGCGGATCATCTGACGGGTGCCATCAGGCGCGGGCCGTCGCTGTAGCGCGGGCTTGGCGTGTCGGCGCGGTTCGGACGCGGTATCGCATCCCACTCCACCATCGTCAGAACGCCACCATCGCGCGGGACTGGCTTAAACCGGCGGCGCTGATACGAACGGGCGCGGATCGCATTGATCTCGTCGATAAACCGCAGCAACCCGTCATTGCCGATCGGCTCTTGGCTCCGGTGGTTATCTATCAGCTTGGGCATATTGGCCCTCCACTAGCTTGGTGAAAGATTTGGCTTGCAGGAAGAAGTCGGGGTCGGCGCGCCACCCGTTGCGGTTGTCGCCGTGCATCCACTTGTTCGATTGCAGGCAGCGGAATGCACTCTGCCAATCGGCAATCTCGGGATATTCCCGGCGGCGGACGGTAAAGGCTCTGCGCCTAGCGTCAGTCAGCTTTCGGATTTGAGACAGCCCGCAGGTCTTGGCCGTGTCGTTCCAAGCCTCAACAAAATCATCAACCGTGAAGGCAGGTGCATCGCCAGATGCACAAGAACCTTTAGGTTCTAACTCTGTTTCTGTATCTGTCTCTGTATCTAGGGCGTTACTGTAACGTTTCTTTTCGTCCCTATGCTTGCGCACACGCTCGGCAGAACTGTCTGATTTGTATTGCCTTTTATCCCAATTGTGGGGGCGGTATCCATCGCCGTAAGGGGTTATTAAACCGGCCTTTAAGAGGCCTTTAAGGCCTGTTAAGAGGTGGTCTAAGCGCCTCTTAAGCACGTGTTTAAGGTCTTCTGCGCCAGGAATTGCCCCATCGTTTTCGCTCGCCACGCAAAGCAATTCTGCCCACAGCCGGAACTGCGCATCAGTCAGTTTTGCGACCTTCGGGTGCCGCATCGTGTCGTTATAAAAGCGGAACCACTGCATCAGCCGAGTTCCCAATATTCGTGCATCAGGAGCGAGGCTTCTTCAGCTGTGATTGCCCGCATTTCGCGCAGCAGGTTCAACAGGCCGAACGCCTCTTTCGGGTCTGGCAGCGTGTAAAGGTGCGCTAGGAGGCGCTCGAAGTGGTCGTCGCTCACTTGCCCGCCTCCCGCAATTCGTCATAAATCCGGCGCAGGATCGGAAAGAGCGTGCAGTAGTGGTCGAACTGCTCATACGCCCAGATCATCGTGCTATGGTCGTTTCGGCCCACAATCTCGGCAATGCGAGGGTAGGAATAGACCGCCGTATTACGGTCGCGCAGAACGCGAGTAACCAGCGATCTAGCCGCCACGACATACTTTTGCCGAGACGCGCTAAAGAACGTCTCACGGGGTAGATCCATTGCATCGCAGACGCGATCAATCACGCTGTCGGCGTAGCTGGTGCTTCCGTAAACAGGCGGCGGGCCTTTGTAGCGAAGCACCGCTGTTTTCTGCTTGGGCTTGTCGGGGATGCCCTTTGCCAGTTCGGCAATGCGCTTGCGTTCCTCGGCGGTGATGGTCGATGTGCCGCGCCGCGCCGGGAGCGGCTTGACGATACCCCGCACGCGAAAGTCGATGCCGTCGCCTTCGGTTGGATCGCCAATGTGCGCGCCTTCGACCTTGACCGGCAACCGTGCGAGGCGGCGCTCGATCTCGGCAATGCTAAGACGCGGCCCGCCCATGTTGATAAGGTTGGCCCTGATCTTGTCGGGGCAGCGCAGATAGCTGAGTTGTTCAACGGTCATTGCGCGTCCCCCAGCCTTTGCGTGCGGCATCGGAGCGGGCAGGACGCAAAGCCCTACGCGCTGCAAGGTTGCGCTCGATCTCGGCGGCAAGGTTCACCAGCCGCGCGTTGACGATAAGGGGATCGGTAAGTTGCGCGGACGGACTCCACGCGGTAGGGGGAATCGTAGCCATCGGTCGCTCCTGTAAAGCGGTTGAGGTCAGGCTCGGTTCGGCGGTGCAAACGCTGTTCCGAGCCGCTTCGTTTCTATCACAGACACCCCTTGAAACAAAAGGGGAAACCCGTGCAGAGTCATGATGTTGGGGATAAGTCATACGGCCAATTCCATCGCTTCGCGGATCACCGCCTCGGGTGCCGTGCCTGCCATGAAACGGGACACAAGCGGGGGTATCGCAGCCTTCACAAACTCGTCGAACGCGGTCTGATCCATCGCCGCAAAGCTGATGCTGCCAGGAGCAAACAGTTCCTTGCGGCCCGTATTGATCCACGCACCGCAGCCCGCGCCGACCTTGGCGAGATACAGGGCTTGCTCCTCGGTAATGTGCGGATTGCTGTTTTCGCTAATCAGCCGCAGCATGGCGAAAAACAGCCGGTGAAAGCCGCCGTTGCGCACCTTGGTTAGCTTCAGTTCGACAACATCGCCCAGCTTGCAACGTGCGGTTTCATCCTGCGCCTTCGTGTTAAAGGGGCGGAAGCCGTCCATCGTGAGGCGGTATAGGGCGCGCTCAGCCATTGCGGTGCGCCTCGATCTCGCGCGCTACGGGGCTAGTCGCACAAAGCGCGTCGATAAGCAGCCAAACGCTTTGGTTGTGTGTGATCGCGTAGAACTGCCAGAAGTCCGGTTCGCCCATCTTGGTGTGCTGGTCGCCGTTATGGCAGGACGAACACAGGGGAACCGTGCGCCAGTCATCCGGCTTTTCGCCCATGCCTGCGCCAGATCGCATCCGAACGTGCGCAGCCTGTATGCCCGCCGTCCCGAAGCACATTGCGCACGAATGCGACCGAACGTGCTTTAGGTGTCGCTGCGAACGAAAGCGGCTTGTGCGGCGCTCTTTCTTAGGAAGCTTGGGCGGCAACATGGATAACCCCGAGTTAACAAACGTGCTTAACGAGACGTTTCAAAATTTTTAGGTGGCGGGCTCTAACGCGGCTCCGGCCCGCCTATCGGAGGGAGAGGGGGAACAGCCCCACCGCGTTAGATGTCGATGACGATTTTATTTTGCAGGCCCTTGTTCAGGACTTCCATCATTCCAAGCGCGTAAACCCTAGAGCCGCCCGCCGAATAATATTCGCCCGCACTGATCGCCCCGCGATGCAATGCTGCCATGCCAACCTTCATGGCACGATCATTGAACCGCTTCGCATCAATGCCGCCATCAATGCGGCTGTTGATGTATTGCAGGCCCTTAACGATGTGGTGGTGAACCGGCGTGCGCTCAGCTAATGCCAAGTCGCTAGCTAAGCGCATCACGCTCACGAAGGTCTGCGGGTCGTCTTTCGCAGCTGAGAGTGCCCATGCGACGGCCTTAAAATCGCCAACCTCTTTGCTGGCAGTTGCAAGACGCAGCCCGCACGACTTGATGACATCATCCACAAGTCTTGCTGCCTCATCGCCTGCAATGGTTAGAGCCTTAAACTTGCCCATAGCAGTGACCGGCTTGCGGTTGGTGTTGGTGGCAAGAAATGCCCTAGCCTCATCTTTTACGTCTAAGACATCAAACACCAAACACGGCAATGCTTGGATGTCAGACCGCCGATCTGCGGCAAGCTTGCGATGCTGCCCGTCAACAACCCAATACAGGCCATCACGATGTGCCACAGTCAGAACACCGCAAGCAATCCAAGACCAGTTACTTGCAAGTTCTAACTGCTTAGCTTTAAAAGCTTCGCGCTGATATTCGGGATTGACCTGCAACAGGCGCTTATCCAGTTCTCGGAATCGCCCCTTGTCGCTTGTTACCGTCCACCCATAACGGGCAACCTTATCTTGCCCGAAGGCGTTCACTTCAGTCAGCATTGGCTTTCTCCTTGCCTTTGATTAAAACGGAATCTCGTCGTCCAGATCGTCAGCGGGAGGCGGGGTGGTGTCACGGTATGCGCCGCCAGCCGGTGCGCTCTGCTGATCCTTCAGCTTGAACTTGAGCGACTGGTAGCGCTTGCCGTTGGCTGCGGTGTTCGTCCAAGCGTCCACCCAATACTCGCGCCCGTCGATCATCGCCGTCCCCTTGGCGTGGGGGTGCTTTTCGCTCTCGCGCTTTTCGTTCCCGAACAGCGAACCGCTGTTATCCTTTTGCTCGTAAGCCATTCTCGTTTCCTTATGCGTTCAGATATTGTGCGGTTGCCTGCGCACATTCGCGCTGGCGCTTGTCGATCAGGTCACACAGCGGGACGAACTCGCCAGGCCGATCCTGCCCTTCCGGCCAGTCCTCGCCGTCCCAAAGGTGAGGCAGCTTTTCACGGGTTTCGCGGATGATCCGCAGCGCCTCGGCGGTCTTGAGAAATGCGCCCAATTCGTCCGCATCGCCGCAGCCGTGCATCTCATGGACAAACTGCCGCAGTTCGGTTTTAAGCTTGCTGTGTGCCGGTGCGCGCTTGGCCTCAGGTGCCGCCTTGCGGGCGACCTCGCCATTGCTGGCCGCGTTGCCGTCATCATCCTCGCTTGCCAGCCCGAAGGCCGTTTGCAGCGCATAACGACGCGCATACGTCAGCGCCGATCCGAAGCCCTGGGGGTTGCGCTTGTCGGCGGGCATATGCAGCACACCTGCGCTAATCGAAGCGCCGTGGCCGATGTAGAACGTCTCCACCGTCACGCCGTTATCGTCGGGGTGCGTCGATTGGCGAAACCAGATGCCATGTTCGGCAATCGGGCGGATCGCATCAATCACGCTGCCAAGGTCGGCATACTTCGACTTAAAGTGCGGGTTGGCGCTTTTCTTCTTTGCGCCTTCAAGCTTTGCCAGAGCAACCGCTAGGGCGGTTTCCAGCTTGTCAGTTGCGGTCGTCATTGCGTTTCTCCTATGCAAATCACGAATTGCCCAGAGCGTTCGCCATCAATCTCCACCGTGGGCGCGGCGAAGTGGCGGTCGTTAATTCCGATGGCTGCGGCGATGCCGTCCAAGTACGCCTTTGCGGCCGAAACACAGTTGTCCGCGTCTGGCGCTGGCCCCTTGGCCTTCGGCTTGACGATCAGGTGAACGGGGATCGGGCTGTTGCCGACGCGCACGTTCGCGGCCTTTGCAGCCCATGCCGCTTGCTCGCGGGCCTTCTTGAAAGCAGCCGCCTTGAACTTGTGGTTAAGGGTGCGACCGTTCGGCCAAAGCACCTTCGGAGGAAATGGCAGGACGATGCCGCCGCGCTTAACGCCGCCCGTGGTTAACGCCCCATCGCGGGACTGGCCTAGGAATGCGGGCGCGTTCATGCGCGATCTCCCGTATAGGGCGCGCCATGGGACACGTTCTGCAAAGGGTTGGGGGAGACGCGGGGATCAAACGCCTCCCCCGCCGCACACGCTCGGGAGGGGCGAGCGGTGCGGCTGTTCGTGAAGCGTTCGGGGCAATGCGAATAGGTGCACTTGCTGCCCGCAGGCCATACGCAGCCGTCAACGGGGCAAAGCTTGTTTTCGTTCGCAGCATTACACACACGCCAGCCGAGGAACGGGCGAAGCGTCTTGCTGTGCAGGTGCGCGGTGAAGTGCGCGAGGCTTTCGCAGAGGGTCATGCCACGGCCTGCACAGCATCCGCCAGCTTGGCGAGCGTAAGGGGGCGCAGATCCGCGTTATTCTTCCAGCGATAGAACGTCGCGGGATTAACGCCTGCCTGGCGAATAAACGCAGTCAAAGGCACGCGGGCCTTAACGGCTGCGGCTTCAACCTGTTCGGGGGTGATGGTGTTTTCCATACCCAAGGCATAAGCGCAGGGGAAAATAAGGTCAAGCGCATTTTATCGCATTTTTGTGTTGACGTTGCTTTTTGTTGCGCTTAATGATGGTGACACCAACACGGAGAAACGAAATGACCACCACCCCGCGCACCTATCGCCAGAAGTGGCTTGCGACGATCACGCTTGACGTGGATTGCTTCGGCAAGTCGTTGGCAGAGCCGACCGTGTATAGCTGGGAATGCTACAGCTATGCGCTGCCCAATGTGGCGGAGAGCCATGCGCTGCACAATGCGCGGACGCAGTGGGTTCACGGTCGCAAGTGGCCCAACAAAATCACTATCGTCCCGATGTTTGACGATCCCGATGGCTGCGATTTGTTGCTTGCCCCTGTTCGCAGCACTTACGGCATGGTGTCGGCATGAGCTTCGCCCAGACCGCCCGCGTCATGGACGCCGTTCTTGCAGACCTCGCGCCGTTCAAGCCGGTGTCCGCTCCGGTTGACGTAACCGATGCAGATGCGTTCCCCGAGATTGCACGCGCAACAGCATCGCTTGCCGCAATGTCGCCGGAACGCCGCGCCGTTCTCGAGCGGGAGTGGGACGCATGAACCCGCGCGAGTTTGAACACCTGCTTGACCTGATGGAGCCTGAGCAGCCCGATGATTGGGCGTTCTGGCGCGGGTTGGGGGTCGGGCTTTGCATCAGCGGGTGCGCTTGGCTGGCGCTGGCGGGCGGCGTCTGGGCTTGGGCGAAGGGGGTGATGTGATGGATGACCCTTTCCACATCACCGGCCCCGCGCTGATTAGCTTTAGCGGCGGTCGCACCAGCGGCTATATGCTCTGGCGCATCCTACAGGCTCACGGCGGCACGCTGCCCGATGATGTCCATGTCTGCTTTGCCAACACCGGCAAGGAGCGCGAGGAAACGCTGCGCTTCGTCCATGAGTGCGGGACGCGCTGGGGGGTTCGGGTGCGGTGGCTTGAGTGGGTGCCACCCCCGCCTCGACGCAAGAAGGGCGAACCCACGCGCGACTTAATTGCCGACAATGCCTGCCGATTTAACGAGGTGGGTTACAACAGCGCCTCGCGCAATGGAGAGCCGTTTGCGGCACTCATCAAGCGGAAGCAATACCTGCCCAACTCGCAGATGCGCTACTGCACCATTGAATTAAAAATCCGCATCATGATAGCGTTTATGCGCGCCCAAGGCTTTACCAAATGGACTAATGTTATTGGTCTACGGGCTGATGAGATGCACCGCGTTTTTAAGGCTTACGATCGCAACGCAACGGGGTTGGAACCGTTCAAAATCTCCATCCCTATGGCAACGCGGGCTGCGCCGACGCGACAGGCTGATGTGCAAGCATTCTGGAAGGCGCAGCCTTTTGACCTAGGCATCCATAGTGCCGATGGGAATTGCGACCTTTGTTTTCTTAAGGCACGGCAGTCACGCGCACGCCGTATTCGACAAGACCCATCTTCAGCGGATTGGTGGATCGAACAGGAAAACACGGCCAAATGTTCAGTCAAAATAAAGAGCAAAGCTAATGCGCGCTTTCATGCAACCGAAAGCGTGACGCAATTGCGCCGCGCCGTGATGTCGCAGCCGATGCTTGATCTTGGCACCGCCGAAGATGACGAGTTCGACGCTGAGTGCGGCTTATGGTGCGCGGGGGAAGAGACATGACCCCCACCGCAGCCTACAACCTCGCCCGCATATTCGGCGGCACCATGCTGCTTTCATCCGGCCTGATCGTGATGGCCTTGATTATGGAGATTGCACGGTGACGCGGCAACATCGCTTACCGCTATCTGCGGTTTATGAAACACGATGCTTCCATTGTGAGGGAGACAAAGCATGACCGAACGCACGCGCCTAGAATGGCGGCACGACTACGAGAACGCGAGCGGCAAGATTGCCATATTGTGCGACGATGGGTGCAGTGCGTTTATCGCTCTCGTAACCGACAATGACGGCATTCTGCACGCCGAGGATGCAACGCCCTTGGACAACCACGTTTTGCGCGGATCTATGTGGATACCAATCCCTGACGATTATCCGCTTTATTTCATGGAGGTCAGCGATGACTACTAATGAACGTGAGACCCTGCTGGCAGAGATTGCCGAGAGGCAGGCCCGACTTGCTGAGATCGACGCCGAGCCTGATTACGAGGCATGGCGACCGGCGCTTGAGGCGTATTACATGAGAGACGGAGAGCTCGACCTGACGTGCGACCCGTTAGACGAAATTGACAAGGCTAACATCCGCGGCCTCATCGCAGCCTTCGCCAAAGCCCCGCCGATGGGTGAGTGCCAGCCACGGTGGCCGAGTGAAGCAGAGTTGGATGAGATGGCTCACGAGTCATCGGAATGGTGCAATTCTCTTTATGCAGCCGCGAAGCAAATGGCCCGCCGCATCCGCGCCTATCAGACGGGAGAATGACATGACCGAACAAGAGCAGGTGCAGGTGACGCAAGCGGATCGGGATGCTGCGGCATTCGCATGGGCGCGTTGGCACAGCACGGACACACTTGCAGAAGCCTTCGCCCGCCACCGCCACACAGCCACATCCGAGGCGCTGGAAGCAATGCGGGAGGCGCGGGAGGCTTTGGAGCGCATCGCCCTCATTTGCTCAAACTATGGCGAA